GCGGAAGTTAGAGCAACAGCTGTTGGTTATGACGCTGTAGGAACACCAAGTTCCACCATGGATTCTACATTTACAGTGAATACTGGTTGGAACACCTACAATATATACAATAGTACCGTTGGATTCCCGGAATGTTATTGTTATATAAGCTTCTCTCACGAGCCAGGTAATAGTAGAATTAAAGTGACTTTTGCCGATGGTGATAGTGGTCAGACTACAAATTTTCCAACACCTTCTTATATCAATTATACGGGATTGACTAATATTACATCAATACAAGTTCAATATAATGTACAATCTCAATCTTGTAGTGGAGATTGCAACGCGTCAAATTATGGTTTTGGGCCAACTCCAGTAAGTGACGGATATAATTCTGGTACTTATTATAATTTACCGACTACGTTTGGCTGGATGGCTCAAGCAAACCCAAATTCTTTCGCAAATGGCCGAGCAACTACGCAAGCAGCTTTCAATTCAGGTAATCCGGATTACCGTGTAAAATTAGTATGTGACCAAGGAACATTTTATTGTACAGGGGAAATGACAGGTAAGGCCTCGGCTATCTATTTGGATGCGCAAGATTCAGCGGTAGCAATAAAATAGGATAAGATTATGGCAATTAACGTAGTAGGAACAAAAGTAATAGATGCTCCATCATCGAGCCCTTATTTGTATAATATAGTAAATGCTGAAGGTACTTATGGAAACTGGGAACACAGTTGTGGCACAACTACTGGTGTCACATCTATTAATATCAATTTAGGTAGTACTACAGTTCAACCTTTAAATGAATATGAGTTAGGAGGTAATACCACCGTCACACTTAGCAATTCAGGATTGGGCAGAACATATTTACTACTTATTGATGGAAGTTCAACAGGATATGATATCACTTGGCCAAGTACTGTAAAATGGCCCAATGATACAGAACCAACTTGGACTGGTGCCAGATATTGGCAAGTGCATTTAATTTGTTATGACGCAAGTACAATATTCGCAACAGCAACATCTTGGGGGTCATAATGGGCTGGACAGGTAATTTTATAGATTGGGAAATATCAAAAAAGAACGCAAATAACGAGATTGAAACTAGCAATGTTTTGGTACGAGAATTTGACGACAGAGAAGAGCAACTTGAAGAATACCAGAGAATATGGAAAATACATATAGGCAAATTTACATTAGGTGAATCATAATGGCAATTTTAATTAACGGAACATCAGTTATATCAGATGCAAGAAAACTTGAAAACATAACAGATGCAACAGGTGGTATTGGTCATTGGGCACCGTCACCTTCTACAATAACTAATAATATTAATTTTACAACACCATTTATGACTTGCACTTTAACTGCAGCAACAACATTTACAGAATCTGGTTATGTTGAAGGAAAATCTGCATTATTAATATTAGACACATCAACAAATGCTTATACTCCAACATTTTCATCGAATCTTAATTGGGACGGAAATACTGAGCCTACATGGTCATCATATAGATATTGGTTAGTTCGCTTTTATTGTGCTCCTAGTAATGAGATTAGAGGTTCAGCTGTAGGCTATACTTCTCAAGCATCTCCTCCAACGGAAACAATTTCATTGGAAGGAACAACTAGTGTACCAGAAAGTTTCTTTGATATGGGTAGCGGAGCCCAGGATATGGTAATGGGCTGGACTTTTAATTCTGATGGAAATGTATATAAGTATGAAAATATTTACAACGTAGGCGGGAGTGGAACATATTTACATTCCTCTACAACATGGGATAATATAACACCTAGTACCACATATTATATCCGAGTTAGCAATTATGCTGATAATACCTTAAGTACTACTGATAGTGCAACATTAAATTCCTGGTTGGCATTAACAACTACAAGAACATTTAGATATAGAGATTCAAGAACTTTGAATTCATATGCTGACGAACAAGGAACAATGAAAGTAGAAATTGCATCAGATTCAGGGGGTTCTAATATTTTAGCAACTGGCTATTATGAATGCCGATGGGCGGGGACAGCATAATGACTTTACCACATCAATTTAGTAACGTACTCGGTTTAAAAGTAACCGGCGGGACCGGCGGTGTATCTGGAACTTCTCTTCCGGCAGGTAGCTCTGGAACCGTTGATAATGTTCGTGATTCTACAGAAAATTCGTCTGTAAGTATCGATGCTCGATCAACTGCATTTTCACAATCAGCAGCTGCTACTACCTCTACATCGGTGATACTTGTAATCAGAAGAACAGGAACAAGTCAAATTAGCATATATGGCCAAGATGATGGTGCTGCTAATGGTGATTTCACAACTCAATATTGTAGACTTTATAACAATGCTGGTTCATTTTCATCATTGAATAATGCGTCATTGCAACTTCTTTGGCAACTTGATGGATATACACCTACACATTTTAAGATATCAAGAACTAATGATAGTACTATAAATTCTGGAGGATCCGCGTCCTTTACAACATATAATTCCTATACGCTCGATACCTGGCTTGCAGTACCAAATGTAAATGATGAAATTAAAGTTGAACCATATAATGCAGCAGGCGCAGCGCCTGTTGCTCTAAATAGTTCGCGTTTTGATAATACAATATCATTTTGGGTGCGCGCTTCAGGTTATAATGATACAGAGGTACTTAAACTTAATGTCGACCAATATAGTGAGGCGGAGGCTGAACCTTAAGCCGATTAATGTAAAATAATAAAAGAGAAAAAGAAATGGCACAACCAACAACAAGAACTGAATTTAAAGACTGGGTCCTCCGAAAAATAGGAGCACCAGTAATTCAGATTAACGTTTCTGACGAACAGGTTGAGGACCGTATTGATGAAGCTATAGATTTTTGGCGTGATTATCATTATAACGGAAGCCAACTGGTTTATTTAAAGCACCAACTTACTGGTAGTAGTTTAACACTTATAGATGCAAATGCTTCTGATTTTGAAATTGGTGAAACGATTGAAGGTGGAACATCTGGTGCCAAGGCTGTTATTACTTCGGATTCATCTGGAACCACATTAACATACGATAATTTAACTAATAGAATTCCGTTTGAGGCCAATGAAGTTATAACTGGTGCAAGTTCTGGCCAACAGGCCACACTTGGTACAATTACTAAAGGTGATGTGGAAAATGGATATATTACACTTCCAGCTGGCCTATTAGGTATTTCTGGTATCTTTAATTTGGAAACAAGTATCAGTACTGGTGGTGGCATTTTTAATGTTCAATATCAATTTGTACTCAATAATATAGAAGATATCACTGGTTATAATATTACAAATTATTATATGGCAATGTCTCATTTGGAATTCCTACAAGAAATGTTGGTAGGTAAACCAATGATTCGCTATAATAAGCATGTAAATAAACTTTATATTGATTCTGATACTAGTGCTTTAAGTGTTGGTAATTATATTATTATTGAAGCTTATGATGTCATTGATGGCGATACATATTCAGATGTATGGTCCGATAGATGGCTACAAAATTACGCTTCAGCATTAGTTAGAGAACAATGGGGATTAAATTTAACTAAGTTTGATGGTATGCAATTGGTCGGTGGTGTGACATTTAATGGAGCAAATATTCTTGCAGAGGCGAGAGAAGACCGACAGCGTATGGAGGAAGAAGCAATAACAACCTTACAACCTCTCAACTATAACTATATTGGGTAAAATATGGCAACCAATGTCTTCTTTGATAACTATACAAATTTCAATGAGCAACAGCTGATTGATGATTTAGTTATTGAAAGTATTAAAATGTATGGTGTGGATATTATCTACATCACTCGTATTGATGGAGCATTGGACAAGGTATTTAACGAAGATGACCTTCCATTATATAACGAGACATTTGAATTTGAAGCTTATGTCAAGAATGTAGATGGTTTTGAAGGCGAGGGTGATTTCCTATCCAAGTTTGGTCTACAGATACGAGATCAAATGACACTTACAGTTGCAAACAGAACATTCGAACGATTTGTCACAAGAGAAGAAGGTACAATTATTCGTCCAAAAGAAGGCGATTTAATTTACTTCCCTCTATCAGAAAACATTTTTGAGATTAAATTTGTTGAAGATGAAAGCCTATTCTATCAATCAGGTGCTTTACAAGTATTTGATATGACTTGTGAATTGGCTGAATACACAGGTCAAAGATTACAAACTGGCCGTGATAATATCGATACATATTTTGATGCATTTAATAGAGAAATACTCACATCGAATACAGCTACACTGAATGCTGTTGCTCAAGTTGACCCAATTTCACGTAATTTAGTCTTTGAACAAGAAGGCGATGCAATTATTGACTTCAGCGAAATTGACCCATTCAGTGAAAACATTTACATTAACGATAATTAAGGTATAATATGGCAATTGCAAATTATTTTTACAACTCTACTTTGAGAAAATATGTTGCCCTATTTGGTACATACTTTAATCAGTTAAAAATACAAAGAAAAGATAATAATGGTACTTTAATACAAGATATGATTGTGCCAATTTCTTACGCCCCATTCCAGAAAATTTTGGCTCGTGTCACACAGGACCCTGCCTTCTTAAAGGGCGTCGCAATTAACCTTCCAAGAATGTCGTTTGAAATGACCAATATGTCATACGACCCAGAACGTAAAGTTGCTCCAACAAGAAAAGTAAGAAAAACTGGAGTTGATGTTGAAGGTGGCGGCAGACGATTTGTATATGCTGGAGTGCCATACAATTTAGATTTTTCATTATACATTATGGCTAAATATAATGAAGACGCAGTAAAATTATTAGAACAGATTTTACCATTCTTTAATCCAGAGTTTACAAGTACTGTGCGATTAATTGATGGTTTGGAACCAATGGACATACCTTTAATTCTGAATGATACAACATTCGAAGATTTATACGAGGGTGATTTTGAAGAAAGAAGAAGTGTTCTTTATACATTAAATTTCACAATGAAAGGTTGGTTCTTCGGTCCAGAAAGAGATAAGGCTGTTATTAAGTTTATAGATGTTCGTTATGCAACGGATACACCTTCTAACACATCGTTTGAAGAATTTTATTCAGTGTCACCTGGTATGACTGCAAACAACGAACCTACGACTGATAGAGCGTTAAGTATTGACTATAGTTTAATTGAATTTGATGATAATTGGGATTACGCAGAGGAATTTGCAAATACAGCTCCTTCCGTTTGACATTTGTAATTAAATGTGTTATAATGGAACATAGCATTGTTATATAATGGAGAAATTATGAAAGTAGGATTTACAGCTAGTACATTTGATTTATTACATGCTGGACATGTGCAAATGTTAAGAGAGGCAAAGGAACAGTGTGACTATCTAATTTGTGGTTTACAAATGGACCCAAGTTCTGATAGGCCAGAAAAAAATTCACCTGTTCAAACTGTGGTTGAAAGATATACTCAACTTAAGGCAGTAAGCTATGTTGACGAAATTATACCTTATTCAACTGAAAGAGATCTAGAAGATATTCTTGAAATGTATACAATACATGTTCGTATCCTAGGAGAGGAATATCGCGATAAGGATTTCACGGGTAAAGATATATGCCGTAAACGAGACATAGACCTTTACTTTAATAAGAGAGACCACCGCTTTAGTAGTAGTGGTTTGAGACAAAGAGTTTGTGATAAAGAAAAGGATTATGAGTACTAATTATGAGTGATGATAAAATTGCGCAGGCACTAAACATGAGACCTTTGGAAGATGCAAAAGAAGAACCTAAAGAGGATTTGAAAGCAGAATTTGAAACAAGCCTGGAAGA